CTACGCTCAATACCCTTAGTTACACGCTCACCACGCTTAGCCAAAACAGCAACCTGAGTCGGATCAATGAAACGAACAGAGTCCATCTGCATATCCACACCCATGTCAGTCATAGTTGAATCCATAGGAGTTTCATCAGTCGGCTGAGCAGGGTCATGCACCTCACCAACTTCCTCAATGTCAGTCGCATAAGCGTTACGCAAATCATCACCAATAACAGTGCCCAACTGCCAATGCCACTTAGAGAATCTGTCTTGCAAATCAGCTAGGAAGTTATAAATACCCTGCTGGTTTAAATCATCAGCACACTCAAGAATCTCAACAATCTCATTCAACAAAATCTCATTAGCCTTATAGATAGCCAAAGACAATTGCACAGGGTCTCCACCAATAAAAGTCGCATCAATCTCGGTTTCAGCAACAAACTCAGGCAAAGTGAATGGAGCATCCACATCTAATTTACGAATATTCTCGGCAGTCGGGTCAATAGCAGAATCATAATCCTGATAAATCTCCTCAAAGAACTCATGGAACTGAGAGAACAAAACACCCTTCACATTCCAATGAGCACCATGAGCCAAAAACTTAGCTGACACCAAATTACCTAAAAGACATTTCAGTTCCCCAGCCAAATACTCTTTAGTTGGCTCTAACGCTTCAACAGCAACCGGCTCAACCTCACTCATATCACGCTTAGTGTCATAATTTATAGTTTTAGGGTCTAATACCTCAGACACACCAGCAGTCTTATATGCAGCCCTCGCACCAGGGTCATTATCCACAGCAAATCTCACATTCTCACCATTACCAATCAACTCTTTAGCCACAGAACCCTTCCAAGCATTACTACCAGCAGCAGGAATCTCAGTAGGCCTCATCAACAACTCACGATATTGAACATTAAACGACTCCAACTGGTCAATAGTTTCAGCACGCTGAGACTCATCACGACCAGTCACAATATAGAGTTTCACATTTTGGTGATCTAACCAATCAAAATAATCTTGGTGAATAGCATTATTCACAATCAAAGTATCATCAAGGTCAGTGATGCCAACATCAGCAACAACATCCCTTTTCAATTCACCGCCAGCAGGCATTTTTTCAGCTATGGATAGAGCAACCATCTGTGCTATCGCTTTCTTTTTATCTGGATGAGAACCCAAAACAGTTCCATCTTCTTTAACAGTGTCCCAACCATTAGAACTCTTAGTAATAAAATATGGCATTAGTCCTGCTTTTGAATCATAACGCCAAGACCATAAGTGCCAGAAGTAGTGCAAGCATAAAGAGCATCACCTGGATCTAAAGTAATTTGTAAAAACACAGCAGGGTTAATCTCAACAGACTGCCCTTGAACTAACGCACTGCCACCAATCCAAATTACCCTACCTGCCACAGATTCAAGATTATGAATAGTAGCTCTAACAGGTTGAATATCTGGTGCAACAATCTGAGTTACAGCAGTCCCAATCGAATAAGCAGTTTGACTAATCGGCATTACGCACCTGTCTCATAACTACCAGAAGGAATAGTAGTCGGATTCTGTAATTGAACAGTCGGCAAACCAGTATGAGCAATCGGGTCAAGGCCAAGACTTTTCAAAACATCTTCAGGAACAAAACCTAAACCAATCAACTTCTGTGCCATAGCAACCTTAGTTTCACTCTCAGTCAAACCAGCAGCATTAATATCGACATTCGCCAAAGGAACACGCACCACATCACCACCAGCAACAGGCCGCATATTCTCAATACGCCTAACCTCATTAGCCGACATCACACCATTCTGCAACATCTTCGCATAACCCTCAATACGAGTCGCATAATCACCACGCAAAAGGTCATCAGTATTAAAAGACAAGTAAGCAGTATCAGGAAGCAACGCACTAAACGCATCCTCCAACTTAGCCAACCAAGGTCTCAAAGTATGAGTCACAAAACTAATAGCATTCTGCTCATTCGAGTTATACGACTGAGCTCCACGCTCATTCAAACCAATCATGTTAGTTGGCACTCTAAACATACGAGCAACATCCTCAACAGCAAGCCTACGAGAATCCAACATTTGAGCCTGATCGTTAGCAACAGAAGTCGGCTTAAAAGTAGCCCCACCAGACAAAATGCCTGTCCTATGAGCCTTACGATAACCCTTATGAGCCCTATCAAAACTCTTAGACAGATTCTCAGCCTGCTCAGCCGACAACGCACCAGGATATTCAATAACACCAGAAGTCTGTGTGCCCTGCCCAAAGAAACGAGCAGCAAAAGACTCAAGACTCATAGACAAACCTAGATTCTCTTTCAAAGAATCAACAGTGCTCTTACCACGAATATCCCCAGGCATCAAAATAGAACCAGTGATATGCAACATGTCATCACTCGACAACTCTTTACCATCTTCACCCTGATACACATAACGCTTAGTGCCATTAGCTTTACGACTAACAGTAACCTTCATAGGATTCAAAACCATCATGCTCAAAATCTGGCCTGTAATCGGATCACGAAAAATACGGATAAACGCATTACCATCAAGCAAAAGCGAAATCATAGTTTGCTGCCAAAAGGAAGTTGAGTTAATCATCGCATCAGGCCGACCAACCCAAGTAGGCCGAGGCCGATAAGGATAAGCAATACCATCTTTACGAATAAAAGTATCAACCGGCAACGCCGAAATAGTGTCAGCAATCAAAGACACACAAGCCCAAACAGAATTGATACCCAACGCAGTCGTATAGTCAATAAACGACCCAGCCTGAGTTTCAAAACTAGTTAAATCACCTGCACCCCAAATAGTTTGAAACGAAATAGCACGAGACTCGCCACCAGAAAGATTACGGAGCATTACTTATCGCCTTTATCTAAAGCCAAACCAAACAACAAAACACCGATACCAGCCAAAATTAAGCCGGCAGGAACAAAAATCAAACCTGCACCAACAGCCACAACAGCTATACCTAATGCCTGCAAAATCGTAGAAAGCATGGACATCCTCTATATGAAAAACTCTGGAATAATATCTAAGTTTAGTTTACTAGTAGCACGGTCAAAGGCTATAACAAAACTAACCGCAGCATCGATACGCCTATTCGAGTTACGAGATTCCTTCACAATACGAGCACCCAAGTTATCTATCTTCAAAACACAATTATCAATATGTCTAGCCAACAATGGACTACCATCGTGAGTCAAAGTCGCTTCAGTCACAGCATCAAACACTTTTTGAGTAGCAGGAACCATACGCCTAGCCGAAGTCGAAGGATATTCAACCACCGGCAACCCCTCATCCATCAAAATCTGCATAGATCTCTGCCAACGAAAAGGGTCAAAGGCAATCTCTTTAACATTCCTATATTTTTGACAAAAAATCTTGATAGTTTCCTCAACCTCAATCGTGTCAACACGCCAATCATCAGTATCATTCGGTTGCTTCTCCCACGCCTGAACCAAAAACACATGAGGCTTATCTTCAGGAGACTTAGGAATCGTAACTGCAACAATCGCAGTAGTGTCACCAGAGAACGAACCATCAACACCCAACACCATCTCAGCATCCTCAGACACATCAACATCAGCCTGCAAAGTGTCCCAAACTCCAGCAGGCAACCAAGCATTCTTAGAACTAACCCACTGATTACAACGCTTAGTCCTAAACTCAGGTTCAGGAGTTCGCTTCACCATAGACTCAAAATCCTCTTTAGAGTTCAAATCCCCATAACCAGGATTAGCCAACATCCAAGTGGACTCAAGCCTATGATCAGCATCCAACGGAGCTTCCCACCAAGCCATATAAAAAGTCGGGTCAACAATCTCACTACGAGCAACCTTCTGCCCATACTGATACAACTGATAAGCAGTCGAATCCTGACCACTAGAATCTGACTTAACTCCACAAGTAGTTGTCGCCAACATCATAGGTTGCTTACGAGAAGCCATAGATAGTTGCATAACATCCCACATAGTTCTATCCTGCAAAGCATGAACCTCATCAAACAAAACAGCACTAGCGTTTAGACCCTCTTTTGAATACGCTTCAGCAGATAGCACACGCCAAATAGAACCAGTAGAAGGAACTTCAATCACATCTCGATAGATGTTACACATAGCAGCCAACTCAGGTTCACGCTCAATAATCTTTCGAGCATCAGCAAAAGTAATTCTCGCTTGTTCCTTTTCAGCTGCACAAGAATAAACTTCACCACCCTCATCACCAGTCAAAAGAAACCAGAGTCCAAGCCCTGTCATTAGCTGGCTTTTTCCATTTTTTCTCGCAACGGAATAAACGCTTGTCCTTTTCTGGAACAACCCATTCTCATCAAGAACAAACATGTCCTCTAATAACTTCTCTTGCCATGCACGAAGTTGAATAGGCTGACCAGCAGAACCAGCCACAGAGTCTTTACTCAAAGTTACAAAGGTGTTAATAAAATCAACAGCATCAGCACCCTTAGAACCAAACTGATGATTAGTTGGAGTAAGAATTGCCGGTGGCCAACTACTCGACTGACTCAACAACAATCACCTGGTCACGCTCACGCTGACGATTACGAAGCTGCTCCATCTTAGTTTCAGCCTTAATCTCAGCCAACCCCAACTTAGAACGAGCATCAACAGTCAAACCCAACTTACTTAAATTATTTACAATCGCACCTTCAAGATCTAACAACTGTCGGTGAATATGAAAATCATCAGGCTTAGCGACAAACGCCTGCTCCAACAAAATCTGTCTATCCAACTGTTTACAAGTCAACAACAACAACTCAACATCCGACTGAGGACTAATCCAAGTCTGACCAGCCCCAAACACACGATTCCACAACAACAACCCAGCCCACTCCAAAGGCTGATGAGGTTCAACCCTCCCAGCAGTCAACGAAATAGTCGAATTAACATCCGGTAACTTCTGTTTACCAGGGTTGCCCAAAGCTCGTTTTTGCTCCAAAGGTTTAGCATGATTAGCCATGCTGTAAGGCTACCAAACTTAACCCACCAACATCGCACAGGTGCGAGATTT